GTTATCTGCGTCCACAAACATTCCTGTATGACCCAATGCGCCTCCAGAGTTTCCACGAATACCCCAGATGAAGATATCTCCACGTTGCGTGTCTGCCTCGCCGTTAGCGTCCTCAGGCACGCGAACCCAACCATTCTTTTCTAGTGCGTCGAATAGTGTGTCTGTATTACCAATCCAATAACTAGCAGGTAAAAGACCTGCTTCTTTTAGTGCGTGATATACAGAGCTTGAACAGTCGTATGAATCTGGACCATTCCGACTTTCCATCGAATAAAAAACTCGACCTTTACGTGCGTAAAACCAAGCTAATGCTTTTTCTATCATATTATTTCCTCCTCACTGTTTGTTGAACCTCTTCTTGTAATTCTGTAACGGCTTTATTTTGCTGAATTAAGTTATTTGTTGCGTAAATAGCCAAGCCTACAAGTGCTATAGCAAATAATTTCGCTAAATTGCTTGTTACAAGGCTCCAGAAGTTCATAACACCCTCGACTTCAGTACGTTTGACGTATTTCTCTTCTGATTCTTTTTCGTGCTCGGCTATATATGCTTTGAGTTGTGCTTGAGTAACGTTTGCTCGTGCGATATTTTCAATTCGCTCTAGTGTAATAGTATGTTTGTCTACACCCTCCTTAATGTGTCTGACGTCCGCTTCTAACGCTCCAAATTCTTTTGCTGACACTTCTTTATTTGTATTGTTCATATAACCTCCTTTTTGTTTTTATTCATCTTCATCCTCCTCAAAAATTACCCCTATTGGTATGTGTTGGATTATCACGTCAGACAGTTCAAAATCTGCTCCTGCTTCATTCGCCGCGACTGAGTACTGAATCCAGTTCACATCTTCGTCAATATCTTTAGTGATTGACAGCCTTACCTCTCCACTTGATGACTTATATTTTTTAGGTACAAATCCCCAGCCTAGAGGGCTGTTCCAGCCTGAGGGGATGTTCCATCCAATTGGGACGGTCTTTGGGGTAAAGTTTTTGCTGAAGTTTAAGAATGGTTGAAGTGGTTCGTCTTCGGTTTTTCCAGACACTGAGAAATTAATGGTTCCTGTAGGTTTGAGCAAAATAAACGTAATATCCACTAGGCTTGTCCACATTGCACCATCTTCAGAAAACTTCACGACACCTGAGCCTATATCAGTAATAAACGGTTTCCCGCTGTCGGTCATTTTCACTTCATCAGTTAGCTCGATAAGTTTATTCCCAATAGCCAAAAGTACTCTAGTTTTTCCGTCGCTACTTCCATAAACTTTTAAGTCGTTAATGTCGCCTATCACCCAAGGCATACACCAAACACCGCCACGTTTCATATCCAGTACCCATAATTGATTTAGTTTTTCGCTACCAACTGGCACTGCGAAATAAATCATACCGTTCACCTCTAGCCCGATTGATTTATGAATAAAATTACTGTTTAGGCGTTCGACATCTGGCTGTATATTGTCTGTCAAATTATCTGTAGATAGGACGTTCTGCATCTGAGGCTTTGTTAATGTAGTCTTAAATCCAGTCTTAGAGATATAGATAAGGGCGTTATTATAGACTACAACTGAATCTGGCGCGTCTGTTCCATCTCGTCCGTTATCGTCAATCACGCTAATCCACTGAATATTCGTAGAGTCTAATTGCATGCTTGATGACTGTAGATATTTCAGGCTTCCGTTACCGTTGGTTTCTGAGCATAGAATCATCGGCACAGCATCGCCCTTACCGTTTCTAAATGGACGCATAGCAACAGGTATTTCCTTTGACCCTGCATTTATCCTTATGTAGCCACCAGCAAATGCTGAAAAATCCAACATCGTGTCAGGGTCAGCACCACCAAAGGTAATCTTCCAAGGGTCGTCCTCGTCGCCCAAAAGATATAGACGGCTAGCTACAAGTACTGATCGTGCAGCCTTAACGCCTGCCGTGCTGTTTGAATTTGGAGGGATAACGTTAGGGTTTAAGACTTTTTGCCCGATATCTTCATAGGATTGTGTTAGAGTATTGTCTTTTATATGTCCGACGATATCCATCATTCGCAAACTCGTCGGAGAAATACCACAGTATAAAATATAATATTCAGCGTCTTTGATTTTATTCCAGGTAATCTTTATGTATTCTTCAGTCTGACCTTTTGTTTTGTCTACGTTTTTTCCACGCCATTCGGTTCGACTTTTATTTACTCGTACACTTGCGGCATCACTTCTTGCTGTTTCTCCATTTTTAACAGCCGTTACACAGTAGTACAGAGTTTCATTTGTCCCCGCTATACCTACTGCTTCAGCTTTTACCTCTGTAACTGTAGGCAGTGCTTCTGGGCGTACATTCTTCTTTTTTTGAATATCATAGTAAGATAAATAATCTTTACTATTTGTAATCACTACCCTATCGCGGACTTGAGTAAATGTAGGGTACGATTCGTTGTTGTAGTCTGCGCCTTCAACCTTGACCCAACCCTTGCCGTCTAGCGCTGTATACGCGTGAGCCCTTTCTCCGTCTTTTACGATAGCTATAAGCTTGTTTGTTCGCTTGTTGCCAACGACTTCAACATACTCATCAAAACCTAAGATCTCACCTGGTAAATCCTCTCCGTATTGTCTAGTGCCTGGGCGTGGAGCAACAGTTCCATTTTGTTTGAGCATAGCGTTAGTCATTTTCAACAGACCGCTATTAGGCATACGCCCTGCGTCCATAGCAGAGATATAGCCCTTGTTCCAAGACTTAACACTCAATCTATCAATATTTGGCTGAGGAGCGCTCTTAGGGGGCTTTATCATAGCCAGATGTCCTCTCTAATTACTTCATCGAATTTGTAACCATTGCGGTTCTTCATTCCTTCCATAGAAGATTGAGCAAGGGTAACCAAATTACCGTATTGATTGGATTTTGTGCGGCTATTTCTAACAAATTCAGCAGCTATCATATAGACCAGCCAGTACGGATCGTCAATCTCTACCTTGTCTTCTGGTTCTACCAATTTTTTAGTACGACGAATAACTGGCGCAATGATTTTCGCGCCCTTCATTTCTTCAGTTAGTCCATTAAAATCTAACTTCCAACCTAGCTGTAAAGCGCCATAACAACCGTTCTTAAACAGCTGAGGGGAGATAAATGGGATAGTCCAAGTCTTATCATCTTTCTTTAGTGTTATAAACTTACGAAAATCTACTGTTCTAACGTCTTCTGGGAGCCTGTATGATGTGTTATCATCAATTACACCTATTTCCCTATCTTCACACAATGAACCCCATATAACGTCTGGTTCGCTTTCCCATTGCATATTTGCCATGTTGGCAATATTGAGCATACGCTCGTATTTTGAATTACCGGGACTGAGCGTTTTTGTTTTTCCTGTTGCTGTTTGATAGGCAAGATTAATTACCTCCGATAGATTCATGAAGTCCACCTTTCTGTGGTTGTTCATGAAAAAGTGCCTGGGAGCGAATACACAAATAACCACTTATTATTTTATATATCCAATCGCCAAGCACTTCGGTGGATTAGAATTATCCTTATTTTACCACAAAACTATCTAAATGTAACTACCCTACTTGTCGGTCTGCGTGATTTTAACAGACCGCTCTTCTGGATAGCCTTAACTGAGAACTGTGGCAATCCGCTCTTATTCTTTTTGAAGGCATTCATACCTAGAGCTGTAGCGTTTGACAGTTTAAGGGTGTCTGTAGAAGTCCTAATACCGTTTGATGAGCCACCTCTTCCGCCTCTTCTCCTGCCAAAACTACTCATATCTACAGCGCCTGCTTGAATATGAGATTCGTTAGTACCTTGACCGTCTGGGTACTTAAGAGCGAATGTTCCGTCTGGGTTTTTGACTAGTCCATACTTTCCTACACTCTGTATAGCTTTTAGAGCTTTAGGAGATAGTTCTTCGCCTTGCATTTCCGCCAGAGAAGCTGAGTTAGTGATGTTGTAAACGTTCAGATCCTGTAAATATTTAGCAACGGCAGGATCTCGCCAGTTCTTATTAGCCATTTGCATTTTTACGTATTGGCTTTGTTGTGGGCGGGTTCGCAGTGGAGCGTAGCCTTGAGCCTCTCTCACCTTATTGTTGTAGTCCTCTATTTGTTTGTAGTGATCAGATAGTTCAGGGTGAGCGTCCAGGAATGCCCATTTCTGAGGGCTACTTGGCATATCGTGGTATGTTTTTAGAGTAGCTTGGAGTTCATCACTTACCTCTGGGTAAGGTACTCGATTACTCTTTCCAGACTTGAAGTCTTGACGCTTAAAGTATGCACTTCTTTCTTTTTGGAAATCTTCTAGCCAAGGTGCGTCTTGTTTCAGTTTTCTCTGCTCGGCACCGTTCTTTGGTGAACCTTGTAAGTGATAGAAGTACTGCTGTTTGTCGACTGGGAGTTTGTATAGAGGGTCTAGCTCTTCACCTGTTTGTGCTGAGCGCCACTTAGCCGCCTCACTTAGGGCTTTAACTATGTTTGGCTTATTTGCTAGAATTCGGTTGTTCATTAAGACATCACCCTCTGTTTTGCCCTCTACGTTACCGTCTCCGTTATATTTCCTAGAGGTCAATGCTTGGTAAAGTTCTAAATCACTACCAGACAACTTGTTGTCTTTAGCGGCTTTTTCTAATGATTGATAGAAGTATGAGCTTTGGCTTGTTCCTTTTGGTGCGTAGAATCGTCCAACGACTGAATCTAGCATACTTCTACCCTTTATTTCGTCATCAGAAGCCCCTGTAGCCTTCGCTATGGCGAAATCCATACCGTGAAGTAGGTTTTGTCCGCCGCCTGCTGTAGACGTTCTAAATGCGTTGTCTATTTGCTTAGGGCTAAGACCTGTAAGTTCACCGACTTTTCGTGCTGTAAGGCTTGTACTGTTGTCCCACTGGTCTTTTCCGTCAAGATTCTTCATACCCTCAGGTACGACTTCTTGCCCTGTATATAGGTTTTTGTTTGCCCAGGTTTCCACAAATGGCTTTACGGCTTGTGGTACATACTGAGCGCCTGTACGTCTTATCTCCATTGGGTTTACGGTCGTTACTTGTTCTACGGCGTCCCCGACGGCTTTACCTGTGTCAAATTGTTGTCCCGTCATAGCACTTCTCACCATATTGTGAAGTTGTCTGTGAAGTGGTGAGAATTGAGGTGGTACTGGTACTAGGTAAACGCCCTCCCATTTATTCTGCTCTTTATTATATTTAGCCCCTGGACCGATAACTACTACGTTATTTTCCTTGACATAATCAGGTAAGTTTTCCATTATCTTCTTATTCTCGTCATTACTATACGATAGAGCCATAGCGGCTACAGTTGGGGCTACTATTCCAAGTGCGATTTTACCTGTATACCTTGCTGGATTTTCCTTCATTCGGCGTAAGGTGATACGCTGACCTTGAATATTTGCGTTTGAGTAAGGTACGATTGCGTTGATTGCTTTACCGTATGTTCCGCTTCTTAAGAAGTTTGTAGAGTTCCATCTTGCTTGGTCGGCTGCGAATTTTATAGCCTCAGACTCACTCATACCTTTTCGTTTAGCATATTTTTTGTTTGCAACATACTGTAAGGCGCGCCCAAAGTCTTCACTGCGTCCGATAGTATTCTCTAGAGTTTTAAGAGGGCTTTTCGCATTATGTATTGAACGGGTAAGTGTATTTTTATGACTGCGTATTTCATTAAGGTTTAGGTCAGAGGCGTTACGGGTTAATTCATAGATGTTTCCCAAAACTCCTTCACGTTGCATTTCTGCATATAGATCGCCGTTATGATGGAATGCTGCGCCCAAGGCACTTACAATAGACTTAGGGTTCATTGAATTAAATCCGCCCTTTGAGTTTATAGTAGCACCTACAAAGTCCTTTACGACGTTTGCCATAGTAAATCCAGCGTTGACTGTAGTTGCTCCCATTCTCAGTAAACGGGCAGGTGCTGCAAGGGCTCTTAATATAATCCCCATTTGTTCACGGTTCATATTTTTAGCAGCTCTAGCTACTTCAGGCGCAGCTAAGAATGTACGCTTTGTACCATTATCTAAATAGCTGATAGTTGGTCGTCCATCTGCAACTTCATCAGGCTTTAATTCTCGTAGTTGGAATGGATTCTTAGGGTCTTTAGCATAACTTGCCAAAAGCTCGGCTGTTTTGTTGCGTTCGCCCTGCTGAATCATATCCTGAGTCTTCGTAATTAATGCGTTTAATGGGCTGTCGATTGAGCGAGATGACCCTTTAATACGCTGGACAATATCCTGCTTACTTAGGCTAGCCTCACCAGCACCCACTCCGTGCTTCATCTGAGTGTTTATTTCTTTGTCAGAGAATATACGGTCAAATGGTACATAGTCTGGATATTTCTTCCTTAAGTAGTTAGCGGTATCTTGACTGATAAGTCCGTAATCTACTGTTTGTTGTAGGACTTTGTCCGAATACTCTCTAACTTGCTTAAACTCTTTAGCAAATCGTTTATTTGTAGCTTTTACAAGGGCTTTATCTCTTGCTATATCTCGTCCTGTTTCTATCCCATTAGCTTCTAGCTCTAGGGCGTGTTTGGCGATTAGCGCTTGGTCAAACGTTTGTAATTCTTTTTTATTCTTAAAGCTAGTGATTAATTTATCAAACTTATTGTCTCGGATAAATGCTTCTGATATACCGTCTGCACGTAAAGTTCGATCTATGGCGTTTCGCATTTCTAATTGTTCAGACTGGTTTTTAATCTTGTCTTCAATTGGGGCGAATCTGTCCACGAATTTCTCACGCATGTCTGCTTTGAAGTCTTGCCAACGCTCTTTAAGGGTAGGTTGTTCACCTTTACGGGCTAGTTTTTGCTCTTTGGTCATTTCTTTGGTGTATTCAAATGGATCTATATCGGCAGCTTCGATACTGTCAATATCAGTTTGGTTATCGGGATGATAGATGTTCTCGGTATTGTTATTCAGGGCAGAGTTTTTCTCATAAGTGTCAATTATCGCTTGATTATCTGCAATATCTGGATATTCTTTTGCAAGCTCATATTCAGCTCGGTGGAAGTCTTGTATAGCATTAACATTAAGTCCTTGGTTAGGCTGCCACGGCTGGAATGAATTAGCAATGTTATTGAGTTTAGTGTAGTACTCCTTCTCTCGCTGTGCTCTAGACTTGTTTTGTGCCGCCTCTTGCTTTACTTCAGCAATTACTTCATCTATGTGCCTAATCGCCTCAGGATTGTTAGCGTACTCTTGTCTAACAAGATTCATGTCTAATCCACCACGTGGAGATTGCTTGTAGTGGTCAAGTATTCTAGACAGATCGTCATCCAGCTTATACGCTGGCAACTGTTCGGGATTTCCGAACACTTCGTTTCTGAACTTCCCCGTCTCCATTTGAGCATAGAATTGTTTAATGGCATCTTGTTTACCAACAAGTCCCATAATAGCTTCAGTAATTCGATCATATACTGCTAAGACTTTTTGAGGAATACCTAATCTAGTACCTAGACGTACTTTATCTTCACCGTTTAATCTTCCGTTGTAGTAATCACTGAATCCGTCGGCTAGTTGTTCTTCGGCTAGGAGGTTCAGGTCATTTCCATATTGACTGCCATATTTGTTTATTAGATATTCATCTCCATAAGACTCACGGATAGAGTTTAATAAGTCTTGCTTGTTTTCTACTCGGGTAAGTAATTTATGACCTAATTCGTGGTTTAGAGTGTCTTCTGTAAGCTTGTTTAGATTGATTTGGTCAGTCTTTGGATCGTAGTAACCTAATGCTCTCTTCTGCATTTCATTTTGCCACTCATTAAATACAAGGTTCTCATCGCCTGTTAGTTGTAGGTGACGTGCTAGCAACTCTTTTGATTGTTGAATTTCCTGTATTTTAGCCTCCGCCTGACGTTTATACCTCATATCTGGAGAGTCTGTTGGATTGAGATTATCGGTGTATTTGGTTTGATTTGGGCTAAAAGTAATCGCCATATCATCCATAATCACACCATCTTTGCCAGTGGTGTCTTTGATGTCTTGAGCATATTTTTTCCATTGACCATTGTCAGTAATATCCCACAATAAGTCCATATCGTTATCGTACATATCATAATCTTCACGATATGCTGGCTCGCCGTTATTTACCCGTCGATGTAGGGCATCATACTGATCAAATGAGACAGTTTTTTGGTTATTAGTTATTGGGGAGGTGATGTTCGCATACATTTCTTTTAGATTGACTCCGTAGCCGTTAGCCATATCTTTGTCATATGCTAAATAGTTACCCTCGCCCCACCTATTTCGTGTGCTACTTGATGAACCGGCTAATGGACTAAATTGGTCGAACTCACTATTTGTACCGTGGTATACAGTCTTCAGATTGCCATTTTCGTCTCGGATCTTAGAGTCCTTGAAGAACGTTTCTTGTTCTGGGCTTAGTTTATATTTCAATCCATTCTCATCTACCTCACCGATATGATCTCTGGCGTATATAGCTTGCTCTTGAGCTTTACGTAGGTTAATCATGGCTGGAGCATTCTCACTCATTCCTTGACCGCGTAAGTATTCTTCACGTTGACGTAGACGTGTTATATGTTCGTTATACGCTCTAACTTGTGCTTCATGCTCTGGATTGAGCTTGTATTTAACGTCTTCATTGACATTTTGGGCTTCTTGTGCTACACTATCTACATGAGAATCCCCTAGATGGTGTAACTCA